TGAAGAGACTGCTCGAAAAGCCGGCCGCTCAGCAATGTGAAGAAACCACAAAAAACACAAAAGAAATTAAAAAATGTGTAGTCAAGAAAACCGTAAAAAAGGTAGCCTTGAGGTCGAGACTGTACACCCTCGACGAGACCAAGGCAATGCCTCTCCTGCGTTTCCAAGAGGTTTGGGTGATAATAAAGGACTCAATGTATGTCAGTGAGTGCTTAGACAAAGAAAGACGTAATTTAGTGAGCTACACATCAAATAAAGATAAAGCTATGTACTTTACATGCCATGAAAAAGCAAAAATGACCATGCGCGTATTAAAGGGCACTGTCGGACCTGGGTTTGATTTAAAAAGATTCTTCATCGAGAATAAGTAGAATCAAATCAATAGGCGACACTTAAATGGCCACGCGGTTTGCTGGGGATTTTTTTGGGATACCTCTGGTTTCATCTGAGGAGACGAACACCGCTCAGCTGTTCAGCTATTTCCCAGAACTTAAGTCTCTACGATCTACTCAGACTAACTCAACGGATACTCAGCAAGATGCAGGGGCTCGGCTTTTCGGGGGAGCGAAAGCCGTAAAACCCTTCACAGGCTTCAAGACATTTGAAACCTCTAACGAAAAAAAGGCAGCTCCCCTGTTTGCTGGATTTAAGACCTTACAACAGCCAACCAGGGTCTCCACTAAAGAGGATAGTGATCTACAAAAAGAAGAAGAGGCCCAACGTAAGATCGCTGAAGGACTAACGATAGATCCCGAAGTCTTGAAAGTTTTAGGCGTTAACGGGCAAGCGCAAGGCTAGATAATCTATACTGAGCATAAGGGCTCTCTGTCGCAAATTTAAGTAAGATGACTGCTACCCCCGCAGCTGGTAACAAATACTCCGGTCTGATGAAGGCGGGTCAAAGATTCGGCATCGACCTCAAGGGATTGTTTGAAGATGAAGCGGAAGGTTCCACCGGATTTGAAGGTCTGGTACCGAGCCTCAAAATCACATCCCAGTTAAAAGGACGTAGCCCAGGCACCGCAACGTACAGGCAACCTTCTGAACCAGCCCGTACAGCCGAGTTCAAACTTGCACCTGAGCTACAGAGTGCAGTTTCAACACCTAGTATCAATATTAATGTGCCAGAAAAAGAAAAAGAAAAAGAAAAAGAAGCACCTAAGCCGAAAGACTTCTATGGTTACGTTGGGTCAGCTGGGGTAAGCGAGATTGGGCAACAAGGATTCGGTTTGAAAGATTTAACAGCGGCCTTGGACGCTGGTTATTCGATGGAGAGTATCAAAAATTGGGTCGAGAGTCAGCGAAATAATCTTTATAACATTGGACCTGGTGCACAGCAAGCACTCGGTATCCAAGGTTACGTGAGTACCACGCCTGGCGTATTTGACTACTCGCAGTATGGTCAAGCTGGTTTTGGTATGAAAGACGTCGAAGCACTTCGTGCGCAGGGCGTTGGTGATGAAACACTTAAAAAACTTGCTGCTAATGCTCCGATGGTGGGGGGTGGAGCAGCTCAAGCACTTGGATACACCCCGTCGCAAGCGCAGCGCACAGAGTCTGTGGCTCAATCGTACGATCCAGGATCTGCCGGTGGCGCAGGTTTTGGTATGAAAGATGTTGAAGCACTACAAGCGCAAGGAGTATCCAAAGAACAAATGAGGGCTATTGCGGCTCGCTCGCCAATGGTGGGCGGTGGTGCTGCGGCTTTCCTCGGTCTCTAATAGGACAAATCTGACATACGGGCTAGGCTTACTTAGTAACCGCCCGTTACAGATGAAATTTATCAAGAGACTTCTTTGCACTCGGTTTGGGGTATGGCTTGGCCTATACCCCATTTTTGCTGCAAATGAAGAGGATCGACAACGTATCATCGAAGCAGCTGAATTCCAGCCAAATGACGTTTACTAACTACTGCCTAAAGCTACAACGTGATACCAAGAACTTAGAACTGGCTTTATACGCATTAGATTCTAACCACGCGCAGGCGCAAGCCTCAGACATCGCAAGAGCTCTCCAGGTAAATACATTCTTACTTTCTTATAAAGAGATAAAAGACAGCCCCCTCTCTTGTTTGTTTAAACGTCTTGCGATGAGTGATTTCGACCATGGAACCTGTGACATCTGGGAAGCATCTTTCTGTAACAACTCTCCAGTGATATACACGCTGGGATGCAGATACTACGTACGTCCCTTGATACTAGATTATCTTGAGATAAACAAGGAAGGTTGCGTGAAACCGTCCTGCGGCAACCGACTCTGTATCAATCCGTACCACAACTCTTACAAGAAGATGAAGGCATCAAAACTTGGTGACGCGGACACAAATTTGGTACTAGCATTCTCCAGCCGAGGCGTCCCTGTTAAGGAGATAGCCAAGGCACTCAACGTACACCGCTCAACGATTTACCGAACGTTAAACCGTGAACATCTTCATGCTCGGGCTGCGGATCACTGACGCAGCAGACACTGACGAAAACAAAGTCGTACACGTCTTAGCTGAGTCTCTTCCTTCAAGCGACCGTCGGGTCGCCACGAAGGTTCAGCTCTCTATGAAAGAGGATCACTACAACGGCAAAATCCTAAAGACTCTCGAAGAAAAGCAAACCATCTTCGCTATCGGTCCGACGAAGACGACACCAGATGGTGTGCTTCAGATGCAGCCGATCCTCGTTGTAACAAACGAGAACTGGGATGATCTCCTCGCGGTCAACCTGTTTGTTTCCACAGGTGGGCTCGGTCCAGTTACCGAAGAAACCCAGCTGGGAGACAACACGGTTACTAATCGTTCGCTTGCGTGGCAAGACGAAAAAGGTGAAACCTCCTGGTTCAAGCTCACCGCATGGGATGCTCTCTCAACTCAACTTGCTGAGCTGGCCCCAGGCACGCCAACCATCGCTGTTGGGCGTGTGAGCACTAGCGAAAAAGAAGATCGTAAGTATCTTAATTACGGTGTAGAGAAAATTCTCTATCTGCCTCGCAGCAAGAAAGCTGCTCCTGCTAAGGCTGCCGACCCCGATAAGGGCAAGGTGTCCACGGCTGCTCTCGGTTCACTGGACTTCTCTCTTTAATTAACGACCATGGTTTTTATTGCTGGCAAATTTTCGGCTGATGAAATTCTCTGCCAAGTCCCGCCCCACACACTTCGAATCGATCTTCAAAGCCGCTATTGGAAATCCGATACTGACAGCGAAGCGGCGATCGTCGACAGTAACGGTAATGGGATACCGATTTCGTTTGTCCTACTCGGCTTCACGCCGTACTTCGGCAATCTCGGTATGCGGGCGCATGAGGAGTTTATTCGTATCGCTTACATTGGTGTTTCACCTAATCATCGTCTGCTTCCACCTCGCTGTGTGTGCACTAGCATCATCAGTGGTAAGTCGTCTCAGAGGAACTTCATCTCGTACTTCCAGACGCTCTATAATAACCGTATAAATGTAGGTGAAGTCATCACCGAAACTAAGTTCGTTCAAAAGTCTTTCAACGAACGAGATCCGGTGACAGGAGCTGACGGAGCCAAGATCAATTACAACGTCTTAGAGTTCAGAGATCGTCCCGCGCAAACGGATGAAGAGCAAAAGCTCATCGAAGACATCAGTAATTGGCTCGACTCTGGTTCAGGAGATATGGTGGCATCTGCTTTACGCAGTACTATCTCCGGCGCTCATTTGGTTGAGCTACCTCTGGGAGAAGATCACACGGCGATTAAAGAAGCTTTCATGGAAGCTAACCCGAAGCGCTTAGAGGGCGGAGCACCCGCTGGTCTAGCCGCGCTTCCTGCCGGTGCTGGAACTCCTGGATCGAAGCCTGAAGCTGAGGAACCGCCAACCGCTAAAAAAGCCGCTCCTAAAAAAGATCTTACGGATGAGCAGAAAGCAGCCCTCAAGGCTGCTGGTCTGGATTTCTGATGTAAGCTCTACTCGGATTGTTCACACTGAGGGGCGCCCTACGAGCGCTCCTTTTTTATGGCTACAGCTCAAGCAAATCACCAAAAGACGGTAGGTGCACACCGTAAGCAAGGCAGTACTTTATGATATTCTCTA